GAGAAAGAGTGTGGAGAGTGTGAGTGTCATAACTCACCTCTTGCCGCCGCACCAACTATTTCCATTGACAATGAAAGAATTATTCAATCATATTTAAGCAATGAAATTACAGAAGCAATTGTATTTAGTGGATTAGAGCCATTTGACAACTTTGAAGAGATATATGATTTTATTCGTGAATTTCGATTAGTTTGTGAAGATACTATTGTTATATATAGTGGGTACGAACCATCTGAAATTGCTGAATCGTTAATGAAGTTATGTGAATTTGAAAATATAATAATTAAATTTGGGAGATTCATTCCCAATTGTGAGCCAGAGTTTGATGAAACATTGGGAGTTCAACTCGCAAGTCCAAATCAATTTGCCATGGGAATAAAAGAAATTAAAGAAACAATGGAAAGAGGAATAAATTATGGAAAAATATAGAATAACAGAAAATTTAGAATTAAAAGAAGAAATACTTTCTCATCTTAAAAAGAACAAAGAAGAATATGGAGAAAGATATTGTCCTTGTGTTCCCTCTTATTTATTTTCAAATGAAACTATTTGTCCTTGTAAAAATTTTAGAGAAGAAGTACCTAGCGGTGAGGCTTGTCACTGCGGATTATTTATAAAAGGAGAAAAATAATATGTTAGTTTTAATTGTGAATTCTGGTTGCGATGACATAACAAAAGGATTAGTAGAAGTTAATGAGAAAGAATTAGAGTTATTGTGTGAAACTTTTTACTTTTTAAATAAAAATTCTTCATATGGTTGTATGCCGACAATTGAATTATATAAAATTCAAGAAGATAAATTAAGAGAACTGCCTTTGATAGGTGACTTAGAAGAGGAAGAGGAAGACTTCAATGCTAATAATGTGTTGTATTTTAAAAATGGAAAGCGTTTTACTTTTTTGGGATATTCAGACTACTACTATTCAATAGATCCTGAAGAAAACTTAATAGAAAAATGGGAGTCTCAAAAGTTCAAGGGGTTTTAACTATTACCTCTTGACTTTTTTCTTTTTATATGTTATAATATTATTATAACAATAGAAAAGGGAGTTGAAATAGAGAAATATGAGTAATTATAATGCAAATAATATCGTTAGTTTATCTGCAGGTGCGGCGTTCCGTACTAAAATTGGAATGTATTTGTCAGCAGATAGACAAGAAGCGATTAACTTAGGTTTAAGAGAGTTAATTGTTAATGTTCAAGACGAATTTGAAGTCTATAAACCAAAAAACCCTTATTTAAAAGTTACCTTAAATAGTACAACTAAGGAAATATCTTGTGAAGATAATATGAGAGGAATCCCATGTGGAATTAGAGATGATGGAATTAATTCATTAACTGCCGCATTTCTTATTCCCCATTCTGGAGGAAAACATGAAAATGGGGCATATTCTTCTGCCATAGGAATCAATGGAGAAGGCAATAAGTGTGTTTGCCATACTGCAAAATGGCTTGATGTTATCGTTAAAAGAGATGGGAACATCTATCATCAACATTTTACAAGTACATCAGAGGGTGCAACCGCAACTTGTGATGTAGAAATCATTGGAAAAACAAAAGAAACTGGCACTTTAATCAGATATGTGGCAGACCCAGAGGTCTATGGAGATATTTTCATAAACTATGATCAATTAAGAGAAATGCTAAAAGAGATTTCTTTATTCACAAAAGGTTTAAAAATTTCTTTAAAGATTGATGACAATGAAGAAGAGATTTTTTATTCTGAAAAAGGTTTAATAGATGGTTTGAAAAGTAAAAATGTTTTATCTAAGCCATTCCAATACTTTTATGAAACACCTGACTGTAAGGTTGAATTAGCTCTACAATGGGTTGCTAAAGGTGGTAATATTAGAGGCTATGCAAATGGTCTTTATATGCCAGCGGGTGGTGCTTTTATTAGTGGTTTTAAATCTTCTTTAACTAGAACCTTTAACAATTTATCAAAGAGCTCTTTTAGTGGTGACCAAATTAGAAACATTCTTACTGGTTTTGTATCTGTTAAAGTTAAAAAAGGAGAATTTTCTAATCAATCAAAAACAGCACTCGCTAATTCAGAAGCACGAACTGCAACTTCTGCTGCTATTACTCAATGTCTAAAAGATTTTAGTATTTCTAGAAAGAAAGATTTTGAACAATTAGTTGAGTTGCTTAATAAAGTAGAGAGAGCAGAGATAGCCGCTGAGAAAGCAAGAGAAGCTGTTTTAAGCCACACTAAAGAAATTAATGCCATGAGGCAAAAAAAACACATTCATATTGACAAATTATCAGATGCAGAATTTTTAGGAGAGAACTCTGTACTTTTGTTAGTTGAAGGAAACAGTGCTGGATCAACAATTGCTAGAGCAAGAGATAGTAAAACCTATGGAGTTTTGAAGCTAAGAGGGAAGATGATTAACTCAATGACCAATCCAGAGGAAAAATATTTAGAAAACGAAGAAATTAAATTATTGTTGTATGCGGCAGGTATTGACATTAATAACTATAATCAAAAAAAATTACGCTATGGTAAAATTGCAATTTGTGTAGATGGAGATGCAGATGGAGCTCATATTGCACTTTTAATTGCGGCAAATATTTATAAACTATTCCCAGAATTAATTAGAGAAAACAGACTTTACTGGCTTAAAACTCCCATAAAATCCTCTACTAAAAATGGAAAGACACAATACTATTATTCAGAAGAAGAGTTTTTGCAGAAATATAAAGGTGGAGAAATTGAAAGATATAAAGGTCTTGGCTCATTGAGCGACAAAAAAGCCGAAGAATCAATGTTTTCTAAAGAGCATCAAAGACTAGAACCTTTGAATTTTGATGAAGAAGCGATTGAACTATTAGAATCTTTAATGGGAATTGATGTTGCTCCAAGAAAAGACTTTATTTTTAATAATATAGATTTTTCAAAATATGGCGTATAGTATAGTATAGTAAGGTTAGGTCAAGAGGAATCTTGACTTTTTCCTTTCATTGTAGTATAATTATACTATAAGATTAAAAGGAGGAATAAAATGTCGAATTTTAAACAAATAATCGAAGAGAGTTTTAAAACATATGCAGCCGTAGTAATTCAACAAAGGGCATTGATAGATGTTGCTGATGCATTAAAACCTTCAGCAAGAATGTGTTTTTATGCACAAAAACTAGCAAAAATTGACTTTAACCATACAATCCAACCTTCTCCTAATTCAGTGGGTGAAGCGATTAAAAACTTTTATGTTAATGGAGATTCAAGTTGTTATTCGCTATTAATGAGATACGGAAAAGATTTTGCTTCTAGATACCCTTTAATAGAAGTTGATGGATCAGTAGGTAGTTTAGAATCTTCTAATAACGAACCTGCAAGTCGTTATACAAAGATGAGATTAAATAAGCTTGGAACTTCAATGTTCGAAGGAATAGATGAAGATGCAATTGATGTTTGGTATGATAATTATTCTGAAACTAAAAAATATCCTTCTGTCTTGCCTTCTTTAGGCTATTATAATATTGTCAATGGGACAACTGGGATTGCGATCGGATTAAGTGCAAGCATTCCCCAAACAAATTTGAGAGAAGTTAATCAGGCTCTAATTAAATTACTTTGGAATCCAGAAATTGATTTTGAAGAAATTTATTGCCCTCCAGATTTTGCTACTGGTGGAATATTAATTAATGAAAATGAAGTAAAAGAGAGTATGAAAGAAGGTCGAGGAAAAAGTTGTAAAATTAGAGCTGCTATTGAGTTTGATGAGAAAGAGAGATGCTTAGTTGTAACTGAAGTACCTTATGGGGTATATACTTCAACTATTTGTAGAGAACTTTCTAATTATATAGAAGCCCAGCCTAATTGTGGAATAGAAAGATTTCTTGATTTAACTGGAAAGACAGCGTTAATTAAAATTTATTTAACGAAAACTGCTAATGTTCAGAGAGTAATAAAAAACTTATATAAAAATACTTCTCTTCAATCTTATTTTGGGATTAATATGACTATGTTAAGTGAGGGTGTTAAGCCAAAAGTTTTTGGTTGGAAAGAAGCTTTATTGGCTCATCTTGAACATGAGAAAAAAGTTTTAACTAATATTTATAATTACAGACTTGAAAAAATTAAAGGACGAATTCATATTATTGATGGCATTTTAATTGCCTTAGCAAATATTGAAGAAGTCGTAAAAATTATTCGTGGTGAAAAAGACAAAAGTTCTGCTAAAAATAAATTAATAGAGAGATTTAATTTTTCCAATGACCAAGTAGAAGCAATTCTAAAAATAACTTTGTCTAAATTGGCTAATTTAGAAATCCAGTCCTTTAAAGACGAAAAACAAAATTTAATTCTTCAAAAAGAAAGTTTTGAAGATATTCTTAATAACGAAGTTTTGCTTAAAAAAGAAATTGAGAAAAACTTAATTAAAGTAATGAATGAATATGGTGATGAACGAAGAACAAAATGTATTAATCTTGATTTCACTTCTGATGATGAAGATGCTGAACCAATCGAACAAAAAGAACTTCTTATATACTATACAAATTTTAATAACATCTACACTCAAGAATCATCTACTCTATTAGTTACTCGCCGCGGGACTAAAGGAAAGAAATTAAAAATGGAAAAGAATGAAATCATTACAAAAACTTTAGTGGAAAGTAATTTTAGTTCTTTAATGGCGTTTACAAATACTGGTAAAATGTACTCTTGTAATACTGATATTTTACCAATTAATTCAAAAATTAATGCTACTGAATTGTTTTCTTTAGAGATGGGAGAAAGAATTACTACATTAACTACCCTATCTAAAGAACAAGAGATAGATTACTTTGTTTTTACAACTAAAAAGGGAATGATTAAGAAAACTCTTTCCAGTGAATATACGAACAAGAGAGGTAAAGGCATTAAATGCATCCGTTTAAAAGAAGAAGATGAAGTGCTCAATGTCCATTTTATCAAAGATGAGCCTGTTGGAATTCTTACCAGTAGCGGTAATTTTGTATTAATAGAAACAACTTCTATTAATCCTATCGGCAGAGTAACCATGGGAGTCAAGTCGGTAAAACTATCGGAAGATGAAACAGTGTTAAGCTCTCATGCTATTTGCAAAAAAGATAAAACTTTAATAACTCTTTCCAAAAAAGGTTTTATTAAGAAAACAAGTCTTAGTGAATATCCAATTTGTGGGCGAGCAACAAAGGGTCATCAAATTGCNGGCGTGTATGAGAATGATTCAATTATTAAGTTCTTGACATTATCTGAAGATTGTGATATAATTATTGTAACAGAGAAAGGAAACATAAAAATTAATTCATCTACTTTAAATGAATTAGGCAGAAATGCGAAAGGAGTAAAGGCATTAACATTGAAAGATGATGTTAATGCAGTAGACATTTTAAGAGAGTAGAGTAATTGACAAATAGTAAAGAATATGGTATAATAAATTATAACAAGAAAAGAGGTGAAAGAGTGTTGGGCTTTGAAAATAATGAGGTATCAAATATTGAGATGACAATAAATTCTAATTCTCCAGATAATCCTGTAACTGTAACAGCAAAAGAAATTACTATGACAACAAATCCAAACCCACCTGTTCCCAAAGAAAAACTTGAGTTAGTCAAAAGCCTTAAAGGTGCTATTGAAACATCTTTAAATCTTTATTTAGACAAAATTTACGATCTTACAGATAAATATTTTGATGAAAATGGAGATTTAAAATCGGGTTTAACTCCAGACTTAAAATTAGAAAAGATGCTAAAAAAGACTAGACAAGATGCTTCTAACTATGAAAAGGTAAGAAGAAAAATCATTGATTCAGACTATGAGTCTTTAACTTTAGTTGATATTAACTATATTGCATTAAGTTTGATATACCAAAAAGAGTCAATGAAGCAAGCTATTCTAGATTTAAACAAGACACAAGAACAATTAGTGGACATCATTAAAGTTCTGACAGATAAACAAACTGAATAGTTGACAAATAATAAAATTTATGTTATAATAGTAACATAAGATAGAGAAGAAAAGAAAAGTTGTTTTCTAAACTCTATCAACTATTTGACAAACAGAAGAATTTCTGTTATACTAATATTAATAAATAGCAGTACTTGCTATTTAAAATAAAATTATAATAATATAAAAAAGGAGTGTTTAATTATGGCAAAAATGACAGCAGGTAGTAGAAAGGTTTTTGATTTTCTTCAGGAGAATGGTGTAGGTGTTAAATTCAATACTAGGCAAGTACAAACAGCACTAGGTCTTGAGAAGGCAGGTACGGTAACGGGTTCAATTAACGGCCTGTACAAGAAGGGTTATGTTGATAAAGCTAATGAGGAAATCGAAGTTGATGGAAAGAAGAAAACAGTTTGTGTATTCTGGTTGACAGAAGCAGGAGCAGCTTTTGATCCAGATGCAGATGTAGCAACAGAGTAATAAAGAAGAATATAAAAACTATAAAGTGGAGATTAACTTCTCCACTTATTTCTTAACTATTTGGAGGGAAATGAATGTTAGATATTAATGTAAAAGAAAGTGAAAATGAAGCAATAATTTGTGGAGTGTTGGCGGAGTTAGATATAGAAGAGAAATCAACTCTAGATGGAAGAAAATACGTTACTGGAAAAGCATCTATTCAACTTGATCAAGAAATTGGTGGAGAAGTAGTAGAAAATGTAGTACCTGTCAGAATGTTCGCTATGAAAAAGAAGAATGATGGTACTGATAATGGTATATATAAAGCTATTATGGAAACAAAAGAAAAGTTTACTTCTTTGGCGGCGGCTGAAGAGCCTAGTGAAGCATCTCTTGTTTGTGTTAGAGGAAAGATTGAGGAAAATCTCTATATAGATAAGAGAACCAAGGCGGTGAAGTCTGATTTCCAAATTTCATCTAATTTCTTGAACAAGAAAAGAGATGTTGATGAGATGGGAGCAACTTTTTCTTTGCTTGGAGTAGTAGTTGGAGATATTGCCATGGAAGAGAAGGACGGCGAAGAAACAGGTCGTCTTAAAGTAAAAGTTTTCTCTGTTGGTTACAAGGGTAGAGTAAATGTTTTAGATTTGATTGTAGCTAATCCAAGTGCAATTGCGGCAATTCAGAATAACTGGGAAAAGGGAGACACAGTTTGTGCAACAGGTATTGTTAATATGACCTATACTACAAAAGTGTGGTATGATGAACAAGGTTTCGGCGACCCAATAAGACGTGTTAAGACTGAATCCAGAAAAGAACTAATTATAACAGGTGGAGATCCTAACAGCATGGGTGAAGATCACAGCTATGATGCAAATGATATTAAAAATGCTTTAGCAGAAAGACAAGTAAGAATTACTGAAATGCAAGAGAAGTCTATGTCAAAACCAAAGAGTAAGAGAACTTCTAAAAAGTCTAATGATTTCGGATTTTAATTGAAAGATTAATGAGCCTAGAATAAAATCTAGGCTCATTTTCAAAAAACATATTATAAGAAGGAGAATTATTTAACTGGAGATGATTAGATGATAGACTTAATGGGGCTTGAGCCTCAACAAATTAGTAAAAATTTAAAAGGAAAATTTGTATTAATATATGGACAAGAAGGTTGTGGAAAAACAACTCTTGCATCCAAATTTAACAAAACTTTGATGTGTGGATTTGAGCGTGGAACGAATGCTCTTCACAATGTTTATGTCCAACCTATCAAAGCGTGGTCTGAATGGAAAACAGTAGTATCACAACTTTGCAGAAAACCCGAACTAAAAGAAAAATACGAAACCATTTGCATTGACACTGTTGATGAAGCATGGAGACTATGTGTTAGATATATATGTGCAAACAATGGAATTGAAGATTTGTCAGAAATTCCTTATGGTAAGGCTTATGATTTAGCCACTAATGAATTTTCAAACACTCTTAGAAATTTAGCTTACAGTGGCTATGGAATAGTTTATATTACCCATGCAGTAGAAAAGACCTATGAAGATGATGATGGTGATGAATATGTAAAAATCCAACCTTCTTTGCCGGCGAGACCTTTTGCTGTTGTTAATAAAATGGTGGACATCATCACTTATATTAGAGAAATCTATGTAGGTGAAGAAAAGAAACCAGAGAGATATATGTTCTTTAGAGGTGACAACAGAAGGTTCTTAGTAAAATCTAGGTATAAGTACATTGAACCAAGGGCAAAGCTTTCTTATGAAGATTTTGTAGATGTAGTGTATAAGGCGATTGAAAAAGAAATTGAGGAAAAGGGTGGAGTTGCCACTGAAAAGGAAGATCCTTATCTCACTCGAAATTTTGATGAATTGATGGAAGAAGCCAGAATATTATGGAATTTAGCCGTTTCAAAGGATCAAACAGAAGAAGTGCTAAAGATTTTAGAAGAGGAGTTTAAACAACCAATAAAATTCTCTGAAATTCTCTCAACTCAAGTTGATGAACTTTTTAATTCAATAGAAAAGATTAAAGAACTCATTCAAAAATAAAGACTAGGGAGAAATGTTTATAATATTTCTCCCTTTTTAAATGTAAGGAGGTTTTACTATTATTAATGTATTAGACACAAATATTCTTTTAGATTATCCAAGTATCATTGAATCTAAAGAGCAAATTTTGATTTCAAGTGGTGTTCTTAAACAACTAGACGGTCTTAAAAATAGTGAAAACAAAGAATTGGGTTTTAAAGCACGCCGGGCGGCAATAATAATTTCTAAAAATATTGACAATATCACATGGGACACAACAAAAAGAACTGGAACTGTTGATGAACAACTTATTAAAATAACAGAAGAGGTTCATGGAATTTTAATAACTAATGACATTTATCTAAAAATTGAAGCTATGTCAAAAAACGTTCCAACAAAAGGATATAGTTTAAAAAGTGAGTATACCGGAGTTGAATACTTATACATCCATACAGATGAGAATAGGTATAATGAAGAACTTGATAAAATACTCCAAACAGGAGAAAAGCCTAAAGCAATTAATTTAGAAGAAAACCAATATTTAATTGTTAAAGACTTGAACTCGCCAATTAAAGATAGGAATGGTGAATTAGATTACACTTTAATGGGAATTTTTAAATATAACAATAAAAAACTACACTCAATAAATGAGAAAACCATTAAAAACAAATGGACTGGTTATATTAAACCAAGGAATCCAGAACAAGTTTGTTTATTTGATGGACTGTATGATCCACAAAATACTATTGTTTATGCCGGAGGAAGCTTCGGAGTGGGGAAGTCTTTTATATTAAGCAATTTTGCATTACAAGAACTAGAAAAAGAAAATATTAGAAAAATCATTTATATTCCAAATAATGCTTATGTTGAAAATGCAATGGATTTAGGTTTTCTGCCAGGAGATAAGATTGAAAAATCTATGCCATCAATAGGTCCTTTGGTTGACTTAATTGGCATTGACGAAATTAGCCGTTTGTTTGCAGAAGAAAGATTAGAAGTCGTTCCTCTAGCTTATATTCGTGGTCGCAATTTTGAAAATTCCATCATTTTAGTTAATGAAGCTCAGAACCTAGACTTTGATCACATCAAACTTTTAATTGGGCGTGTTGGTGAAAAAAGTAGAATTTTCTTTGATGGTAGTTTAAAACAAATTGATAGCGACATTTTCAAGAATAAGAATGGTCTAAAGTTACTTTTAAATCTTGCAAAGAGTCCCAACTATTCAAAATTATTTTCAACAGTAAGACTACAAACAGTTGAGAGAAGTATAACAGCACAAGTCGCAGAATATTTAGACAATCTAGAATAGAACATTTGACTTTTATCTTAAAATGTGTTATAATAAGAGTATAAAAGAAAGAGTGGTGAAAATTAAATGGCTATTCCAATAGAAAAAATTGAACAGATTCCAATTTTATTTGAAAAATTAGGAACAAAGGCTGCGGTGGCTAGAGAGTTAGGAATCTCTCCAGCAACTGTTACAAGATATTTAGAATTGCCGATAGAGCAAATATCAGCTATAAAAAAGAAAAAAGAAAAAAAAGAAAAAATTGACGTTAGAAAGCTTTCTGAAGAGGAAAAACAAAAACTCATTCAAGAAATAAATGAAAAGTATCAATCATGTTATAATATGTCAGAAGTATCTAGACAAATGGGAGTATCTGTAAGTTATATTAAAAAGCATTTAAATGAAGAAAGCTTAGAAAAAGCAAAGGAAAAATATGAAGAAAGGGATGCTCTTTGGTTCTACATTGTTCGTCTATTTAATAGAATGGAGAATGTAGATGAACCAGTTTCAAAAAGAAACATTGTACTAATGAATAATTTTTTTAAAAAAGGTATGCCTTATAAAGGACAGCTTTTAACCTTAAAATATTTTTTTGAAGTGAAAAAAAATCCTGTTGAGAAAGCAAATGGCTCGATTGGTATTATTCCCTATGTATATGAGGAAGCAAGAGCCTATTATTCTAAATTAGTAGCAGAAAGAGAAAAAATCAATGCAGATATTAAAAGACAACTTGAGATAGATAGAATTGAAATTCCTTTTAAACCTTCTGACTACACTCAAGCAGGACGTAGAAAAAAGAAATTAATTGATCTAAATACTATTCAATAGGAGGTTGATTCAAATCATTCAAATAGATCGTCATTCAATAGTTCAAGTTCTTGGAGGACTAATGAATCAACCCTCCTTACTCAATGAAACAGATAAATATTCCTTTGATGTAAATGATTTTCCCTTAACTCTAGACCGTTTTATTTTTTCTGCAATATATAATCTCTATACAAATGGAGCTAACAAGATTTCTGCTTTAGATGTAAAAACTTTGTTAGATGATAATTTAATTGCAAAGAATTTAATAGAAAAAGAAAATGGTTTTTCTTTTTTACAAGATTGTGAAATGAATTCTACTTTAGAAAATTTTTATTATTATTATAATAGATTAAAGAAGATTAGTTTAGTTAGAGATCTTGAGAAATCAGGTTATCCTGTTTCTAAGATTTATTCTGAAAATCCGTTAGATGAAGATTATACAAAAATTAATGCTGAATTTGATAAACTAACAAGCACAGACATTATTAATATGTTAAAGGGAGAAATAGCGGTTAAAGAAAAAAAATATGTTCTTAATAGTTCTTGTAAAGAATTTTCTGCCGCTGAAGGAATTAGAGATTTAGTAAAAAGCTTTAAAGAAAAACCAGAAATTGGTTGTGAACTTCAAGGACACATTTTTAATTCAATTACAAGAGGTGGAAGGAAAGGAAAGCTTTATTTGAGGTCAGGAGGAAGCGGCGTAGGCAAGTCAAGGACAATGGTAGGAGATGCTTGTAATATTGCCTATCCTTTTCGATATGATACTAGAAAAAATCGTTGGGTTGCCACTGGAAATTCAGAAAAAGTTCTTTATGTAATGACAGAACAAGACCCCGAAGAAATTAAAACAATGATTCTTGCGTACCTAACAGGTTACAACGAAGAAATTTTTATATATGGTACTTACACCGAAGAAGAATTTAAGAGAATAGAAATAGCAATAGATATAATGGAAAGATATGAAGGGAATATGAAACTTGCTCAAATTCCTGACCCTTGTTCTTCAGTTATAAAAAACTTATTTAGAAGATATGTATTACAAGAAGATGTTAGTAATATTTTTTATGATTATATTTTTTCTTCACCAGCAATGCTCGCTGAATATAGAGATTTAAAAATTCGTGAGGATGTTGCCCTTCGCTTACTAGCAACAACTATAAAAAATTTGGCAGTTGAGTTAGATGCATTTATTTTAACTTCAACCCAAGTAAGCAATGATGATGATCCTAAAGGTGGTTTTAGAGATTTCCATAATGTTCAAGGCTCTAGAGCAATTCCTAACTTAGCAGATTTCGCTTGTATTATGTCAAGACCAACAAAAGATGAATTGATGTCACTTGGAAAATTAGTAGAGGGATATGGTTCATTACCAAATGTAGTATATGATGTTTACAAAAATCGGCGTGGTAGATGGAATATGGTTAGGATATGGGGATATTCCGATCTTGGCACTTGCCGCCGCAACGACTGGTTTATTACAGATACTAGAGGCAAACCTTTAAAAGATTTTTCTATATTTAACTTTACAAATTTAGAAAAAGAAAATTATGATGAGTTACTAGCACTATATAACACTGGAGAAGTAAAAGATGAAAGTGTAGTCCAAAAATATAAAGTTGATGAATCAATAAAAGAAGAACTATTATTAGACTTAAACATCAAAGATGCGTTTGGGGATAATAAAAGGTATGAGGATAACGATTTTAGTGATTTCTTATAAAGAAAAGAGGTAATTATGATTGAATGATTTAAATGAACTCGTAAAAAATCTATCTGAAGAGAAAATTAAAGAGTTACTATATGAACTCGGTGCAGTAGATATTATTGAAAGAGAGAATTTTTTAATCACAAACACAATTTGTCATAATGTTGATGCCGAATCAGCAAGTATGAAATTATACTATTATAAAGACAGTTGTCTTTTCTATTGTTTTACAGATTGCGATTGTGGTTTTAATATTCTACAATTATTCAAAAAACGATATGAATTATTAGACATTGAATATAATTTTTATTATGACATTGTATTAAAACTTACAGGTGGAAAACCTCTATTTCTAGGAAACTCTAATAATACTATCTATGAATCTGAATATGAAAAACTCAAATATCAAAAAAATATCATCAATCTTCCGACAATACCAGATTCATTGTTAAACATCTATACCTATCTTCCTATTGTTGAATGGTTAGAGGATGGAATAAATGAATCATCATTAAAACAATTTAACATTCTCTATTCAATTAGAGATAATAAAATTATCATTCCTCATTATAATGCAAATAACCAATTAATAGGAATTCGAGCAAGAATGTTAAATGAAGAAGATTTGTTAATTGGAAAATACCTTCCAGTTCAAATAGAAAATAAAATCTATTCTCACCCATTAAGTCTTAATTTATATGGTCTTAATCAAGTTAAAGACAACATCAAAAAATATGAAATGGCGATAGTTGCGGAATCTGAAAAGGCTGTTTTACAATACAATACAATGTTTCCAGAAAAAAATATTTGTGTTGCTTGTTGCGGTAGTTCTCTTCATGAGTATCAGATAGATTTGCTTCTTCAATGTGGAGCAAAAAGAATTTTAATTGCATTTGATAAAGAAGGCGAAAATTGGAAAAAACAAACTATGTACTATGAAAAGCTAAGGGGATTGTGTCAAAAGTTTAAGTATAAGTGTCAAATGGGTTTTATCTATGATTCAAAAAATTTGTTGGAACTAAAAGACAGTCCTTTTGATCGAGGGATTGAAGTAACTAAAGAATTAATTAAAAGAGGAGTATGGAGTAATTGAAATATGTAAGAAAAACAAAATCAAATATCACAAAAGATTTTTTATTAGAACTGTTGTCTGAAAGAGGAATAATAGACAAGCATCAGCCTAATGAACATTTCTTTCGACCTAGTTCGGAAAACCTTTTAAATCCCAATCTTTTAGATAATATTGGGGATGCTGCAAAACTTTTTTTGGAGCATATAAAAAAAGGAAGTCAAATCTATGTTGTAGTAGATCCAGACGTTGATGGTTATACCTCATCAGCAGTTTTAATTAATTATATGAGTGAGGTTTTAAAACCTCTCTTTCCAGATTTTACTGTTGAATATCACATTCCAGAAGGGAAGGCACATGGTTTAGCAACCATCATGGATGTCTTCACTGAAACTGACAATAGAATTTGTGACCTTATTATTCTTCCAGATAGTTCTAGCAATGATTATGCAGAACACAAGACTTTAAAAAGTTTAGGTTATGACATCATTGTTTTAGACCATCACTTGTCTCCATCTTATAGTGAAGACGCTATTGTTGTTAATAACCAATTATCGGAAATGTATGAGAATAAAGAACTTAGTGGTGTCGGTGTTGTTTACAAATTCTTAAAAGTTTGTGATGATCACCTTAAAGTCGACGCCGCCGACCGATATTTGGACTTAGTAGCACTTGGACAGATTTCAGATATGATGTCCATGATGACTTTAGAAAACAGATATATATGTGATTATGGTCTTTCTCATGTTAATAATAAACTTTTTAAAATGTTTATTGAAAAACAAGAATATTCATTAGGTAGTGAACCTTTAAATCAGATAGGAGTTGCAATGTATATAACTCCTTTAATTAACGCTCTAATAAGAGTGGGAACACAAGT